GTGCAAAAAAGCCTTTGCATCTTGTACATCTCTCGTGGGATGTCCATACCAAGGTCCAGCAACGTGAAACGCGATGCGTTGTTGCTGGCTGGTTGCCCTGTGCTGCGACGTTGGCAGGTGTTTTGTCGGACGGTTGGGAAGCCCTTCGGGGTTTCCTTTCCAGTGCCTACACCTTCTGGTCGAACGGCTCAGGATCGCTTGAGTTGGCTGAAGTCTTTTTGTGAATTGGGACTTCAGACTCCTAGTCTTCATCCGTGGCATGAATTCATGGGACGGGCTCGGTTATCTTCGGATAGCCGTCGGTCTGTCTTCATGTCACTATTTCTTTTCCGGAAGGTTTTGCCGTCACCTCGGCCTGATCTCGAGTCTTATGCAAGGAAAATGTCGGAGGTTTCTCCCCAGCCTGATCCTGGTTTCCTCCGATACATAAGACGAACAGTGCCTAAGCTGTTTCCTCCCGGCTGGGATTTGACTTTGTATCCGAATGCTTGTCTTTCGTCTACATTGCCTATCAAATCGTGTCGGACTCGAGGTCTGTCCGAGGGTGGTTCTAGAGCTGAATATCTATTGGATGGCGTGAGTTACTCGGATTTACCGTCTGAGTTTGCCGCCTCTGCGGAGGACTTACGCCGCGCTATCCAGAAGGCGAATGCTTGTCATGGTTGGACAAGGCACCAAGTATTCGTCTTGGAGGCTCTCACGAGGGAGTCTCCTATAGATATTTGTCCGTCCAGACTTCGGTCTGTTGAGACGGGGGGTAAGTGGAGGACAATTAGCGTAGGTGACGTTAATTGTAATTTAGCTAGGCCTCTACATACTGCTATCTATAACCACATTTCACGTTTCAAGTGGCTTTTGCGTGGGGACGCTAAGCCGCGAAGGTTTGCTGAGTTTACGCCTCAACCAGGTCAAGTTTTTGTCAGTGGCGACTATGAATCCGCTACTGACAATCTTAATGGTTGGGTCCAGCGTGAGTTGCTGGACTTGATCCTTAGCCAGGCGACTCAGATCCCGAGAGGGATAGCAGACCTTGGTAGACAATTGCTCCGGACTCCCATGCAATGGGAGGATGATGGCCCGGTTGTTTATCAGGAACGTGGTCAATTGATGGGAAATCTGGTTAGCTTCCCTCTCCTCTGCCTCGTTAATTACCTGGCTTTCAGGTTTTTTTCGGGGTCGAGTGGACCCGTGCGCATCAACGGGGACGATATTGTGTTCCGCGGTACCATGGCGGAATACGATCGTTGGAGATTGGGAGTTAACCGATCCGGTCTAGTCCTTTCACCCGGGAAGACGATGGTTGATCGTCGTTACTTTTCATTGAATAGTACTCTCTTCAAGGCTTCGGATCGAAGGGTTGATATAGTACCCTGTATCCGTTCCACCGCGTTCGGTCTTCGGACTGATTGCGGTGGTGTGGAAACTCTGCGGGGGAGGTACAATTCGTTTTGCCCTGGGTTTTTTGGATCCAGGCGATCGTTGCTTCGGATTGAGTTCTTGAAATGGAATGCTAAGTATATCCTATCTTCGGATAGGTCTATTTCCCGTGGACTAGGTCTTCCTGTCTACCGTCATGAGCTTATTCATAGCCACCTTTGGGACCGAGAGGCGCACTACCTCTCGATGGAGGTCGAAAGACCTCTTCCTGTTTCGAAAGGGCATTTGGAACAGGATAAGGTCCCAGAGGGTTGGGAGCTACTTGAGGTGGACAAGTTGACAAAGAAGATGCGTGAGAACCTCCGTTTGATCGGGCCCGAGTTTATAGCTTGTGCTTGGTCGGACCCCAAAAGGGTCGGGGGGTTGGACAAATTCGATTACAAGGCCGAGGTTTTAAGGACGGGTTCTGGTCCTTTCCACGGCCACTGCAGGAGGCCGCTAAGGTGCTTGGCTGCCTTGCTGGGGTTGTCTCCGGCCAATGCTCGGCGCTACCTCACTCCTAAGGTGAGGCGTCCGGTGGAGTATTGGTGGCGGCGTAATCGGATTCGAGTGTGGCAGCCAGTCAGTCCCTCACGGGTTACTGAATCGCGCCAAGAGAGTGATGAGGTTGTGGAGGTGGTGCATGGTTGTTTCCGTGCATTCCCTCCGCCCCCTTGTCTTTGTGAACAGTGATAGGCCAGCTCTGGCGAAGGGGACTATGAGCCCCGATCACCTGCGGCGTTGCCTTCGGGCCTGTAGGTGAGGATGGACCCTTAGTGGATTCTAAGGGTACGGGGATCGTAAGATCGCTGCGTAACAGGCGGAGTCGAAACGTCTCCTCGGCCACGAGTACGTGGTAGCAGCTGCGACGCAGGTTGGAACCCTGTGATTGACACCCGGTAAGTTGTCGTCCGCGTCCGAAGCTTCCCTAGGGAAGTGATGGGCTAGCGTCAGAGCACAGTGAGATGGGCCGAAGCCTCTCGACAATGTCTTCCACGGACGTTAAAC